AAAAAATTTAATATTTGATATACAAGATAGATTAAATGAATTAATTATAAATCCAAATAAATTTCAAAAAATGCAAGATTGGGGAAAACGTCATGGATATTTTTTACAACAAACATTTCAAGGAATAGTAGATTCTATTGTTTGGATGGGAACTTATAACCAAGTACATGAAAATATGCCTTCTAATATGAGTGATGCGGATGTACTAAAAGAAGCAATAAAACAAGCAGATGCAAACGTGCGTATGACGCAAGATAGTTTATTGCCAGAAGACAGAGCAGCATTTCAAAACATGAATCCAATAGTACAATCAGTAACTCAATTTACTGGTTACTTTAATATGATTGCAAACTTAGGTTATACACAATATCGTAAACTTGCTAAAGAAGAATTAGGTTTTAATAATGTAGGCAAAAATTCTGAACAATTATTTTATTTGTATTTATATTCAGTAATTATGCCAGCAGTTATAGCAGGTATTATTATGCGTGGTCTAGGTGGCAGAATAGATGACGAAGATGATGACGGATATATATTAGATGATATAGCTATGGCAGCATTAGGAGACATTGCTAATTACACAGCAGGTTTAGTACCTATTGCAGGTCAATTAGTTTTAATCCCAATTAATCAATTTAATGATAAACCTTGGGATGACGATATAGTATCTAGCCCCGGTATTGAAGCATTGCAAGATTCTATTAAAAGCGTTGCAAAAATTCCAGTTACATTATTTCAAGATGGCCCAAGCGGAATAAAAGGCAAACAAATTAGAGATGTATCTACTATGATTAATCAATTTACAGGTATACCAACTACACCATTAGGTAGATCATTAGGTTATCTCAGAGATGTACAACGTGGTGATGTTACACCTAAAGGGCCAATAGATTTCTTAAGAGGATTAATTACAGGTAAAAAAGGTACAGGTAAATAAGGTGTGACCGTAATATATAAAATTACTAGTACCCTTAATAAATAGGCAGAAAAGTTTTATTTCATGGCAATAAATTCTACGACACGCCAAACTACTGCGTACACTACTGGTAATAATTTTGCTTTTGCTTTTAAAGTATTTACAACAGCAGATGTAAAGGTAATAAAAATACAGACAAGTAATGGCGCAGAAACAGTTTTAAATTTAAATAGTGATTATACAGTTACATTAAATGGTGATCAGGATAATAACCCCGGTGGTTCTGTTACCTTGTCATCGGGTAGTTTAGGTAGTGGTTCATTAGTTGGATTTAACATTGTTATTACTTCTAAAATAGAAGCAAAACAATTAACAGAATTAACAAACCAAGGTGGATTTTTTCCGTCAGTTATTAATAATGCATTAGATAAATCAGTAATTTTACATCAACAACAACAAAATGTAATTGATAAAACTATAAGGTTTAGACAAACAGATGGTATTACTGGATTAGAAATAACAGATGGTGCTTCTACTCGTGCGACTAAAACAATATCGTTTGACAGTAATGGCAATGTAACTTTAATTGGCCCTGTCGTAACTACAGGTGATACAGGTACAATCACGACTAATATGATTGGCGATGACCAAGTTACACCTGCAAAGATAGGAAATGCAGATTTAAAAAATTTATCTAGTTGTCAGACAGGTGGTTCTGCTGCACTATCTGATCTAACACAGGCTGAAGTACAGATATTACATGGAGCAACAGTAAGCACTACAGAGTTAAATAAAATAGACGGTTTAACAGCAGTTGCATCTGACTTAAATAAATTAAACGGAATGACCGCAACTACGGAAAACCTTAGTGCATTAACAGGTATTACAGCAGTAGAAACTTCTGTTACAACTAATAGCAATACAAAAATACCAACATCAAAAGCTGTTAATGATCTTGTACTGTCCGTTACAAATGCTTTAGGTGGTTTTGTTGCAATAGCAAATGCAACATCTTTTCCTACTTCACATCCTGATCCCAGTGAAAATGCTGGTACTGTAGTTTCTATAACTGATGCCAACGGAATAGTTGTAAACAGTAGCGGTGTTGCAACTATCCCTGCTGGTGCTGGACAAGACCAAAACGGCAATAATATTGACGTAACTATAAATGGATTTCCTACTGATCTACGCAGTAAAACTTTAGGTAGTGGTATTGGTTTACAGGTACAAACAACAACAACATTACATACTTACGATTACCATAAAGCATTAGTAAAAGAATCTGACCTTATAAATTTAAGTAATGATATTGATGATTTTAAAAATAGATACAGAGTTGTTAGTACTACACCTACATCTGATAATGATGAAGGAGATATTATTTATAGAACATCTGATAATAAGTTACTTATCTATAACGGAACAGCATTTCAAGATCCTTTAGTTGGTAATTTCTATATTAATACACTTAGCAGTTATAACGGCACTGGTGGAAATAGTGCAACATTTAATGGTAGTGCTTATAGATTTAATATTAATCATGCACCAGAAAAAGCAGAACAATTACTTGTAAGTATTAATGGTGTAATACAGAAACCTAATAGCGGTACAAGTCAACCAACAGGTGATGGTTTTGCTCTTGATGGTGATTCAATATTATTTGGTGCTGCACCTGCCAGTGGATCAGACTTTTTTATAATTACCATTGGTAAATCAGTAAATATAGGTGTTGTAAGTGATGGAAGTATTGATAATGCAAAAGTGGCTAGTAATGCAAGTATAGAAGGAACAAAAATAAATCCTAACTTTGGATCGCAGAACATAAGTACAACAGGTACAGTCGGTGGGGTAGACTTAAGTACTTATCAAGCTGATGGTGGTAGTTATTTAAGGTCAGATGCGGATGATAGTTTTACAGGCACACTTACAGGAGTATCTGATACTGTTAATCCTGTAATACAGATTAATGGTTCTGGGCCAAACTTTATCAGATTTGATTCTGGTGTTAATACACCATCAGATTCTATTGATTTAGTTTATAGAACAACTCCAAATACTCTTGCATTTGAAAGAGTAAGTGATTCACAAATAATGTTTTCAGTTGATGCTGATGACCAACAGGCAATTTTTAATGGGAATGTTGACTGTAACTCAGGACTTGACGTAACGGGTCAAATAGTTTCTGAGAGTACAACTGGTACTGGTAGCACTGGTTTAAAAATTGCTAATAGTAATGAATCCTTTGTTCAGTATTTTGAAGGTGGTGGTGCTGATGCTACTTTTGTCATGTCTTATACAGGATCAGGTGGCACTGATATAAGATTTAAACATAATGGTGAAATTCAGCTTAACAACGCAGGGCAAGAAAAATTTAAGACAACCTCAACAGGTGTGGATGTCACTGGAAATATAGAAGTTTCGGGATCAGGTACTTTTGATAGCGGATTAACAGTAAAAGATGCAAGCGGAAGCGACCCCAGTATGCAGATAAATCATTCTGATGCTGACGTAACAGGAGAATTTTTAAGAATAGGAAGAACAGATTTAGGAACTAGATACCACTCCTTAAAAGCAAAACATGGTGGTGCTGCTACAGCTAATTTATTATCTTTTAATTTACATAATGGAAGTACAACAACTTCACAAACAGAGGTTTTAAAATTAAACGGTGATGGAAGTGTAGATTTTGCTGGTAATTTAACCCTACCTGATAATGGAAAAATCATATTAGGTAATGATGGTGAAACTGATTCGTTTATAAGTTTTAATGGTACAAATTTATTAATTAAAGAAACAAGTCCTACTGGTAGTTTACGTTTAACAGGGCATAATGTATTTTTGACAAACCCTTCTCAAAATGATGAAACTTATCTTAAATGTAATGGTCAATCTACTGATAGAAATGTTGAATTGTACTGTCAGGGTACGCAGCGTTTAGAAACAACCTCAACAGGAATAAAGGTAGACAGGATTGTAACTATTGATGGAAGTACACCTCGTATAGAAATGAAGGTTACTGCGGATGAACAGTCTCACAGGATTGAATTTTATAATGCTGCTGATTCAATAGTGTCCAGAATATATGGACATCCTAGTGGTGATTTAGAATTACAGACAGGTTCAAATGGTAATGAAAGTGCTATAAAAGTAAATTCAAATGGTGCTGTTGATTTACATTTTGATGGTGGAACGTATAGTACACCCAAACTATCCACAGTATCTAATGGTGTAAAGGTTGATGGAAAACTTGGGATTGGTACTTCCTCTCCAAATAGATCATTACATATTGTTTCTAATGGGACATCTAAAATAGCTCTTACCGATTCTGATATAACTGCAGAAACAAATAGCCTTGTAGGTGGTATAGATTTTACGACATTAGACACACAAAATGCTGGTATATCTGCACATATAGGTGCTTACCATCAGGACGATCAAGGTAATGCTTACTTAAGATTTGACACAGGAAATGCAAGCAATGTAACCGAAAGGATGCGGATTAAAAGTGATGGAGCCGTAGAACTTACTGAAACATTAAAACTACAAAACAATAAAAATTTAAACCTTGGTGGAAGTAACAATTTAGTTCTGAAATTTGACGGATCTGTTGCAAGAATACTAGCTGACTCGCAACCTATGTATTTAAAAGGTTTAAATGGATCAGCAACACAAGCTGGAATTACCATGTATAAAGGTAATTCATCAGAGAAAATGTTTGAAGCCTTTAATGATGGTTCTGTAAAGTTATACTATGACGCTGGAACAAGTGGTTCTCCAAAATTATCGACATCCGCTAGTGGTATAGGAGTCACTGGAACTGTAGAAGCTACAGCTAATTTACGAAATTCAGTTCCATCAGATTTTTGGAACTCTGGCACTCATATTGAAGTTGGTGATTTAGGACATTTATCAACACATGGTGGTTTTGAATTTACTCTTACTTCTGGTGGTTACAGAAGGCAAGTTGGCGGTGTTGGAAAATGGAAAGACATAGCAGTAGATGGTGTCGGTGGATTTGGTTGTCAAGTTGCTTTAGCACCAAAAACAGGAAAGATACACCTAAGAAGTAACTCAGGATTATCTACTGATGACAATAATCCCAGTGGTGCTGGACTTGCAGATAGATTAGTTGTAGATCAGACAGGCGTAGACATCACTGGTGATGTAGTAGCTACAGGCGATGGCACGTTTCATGACATCAGAGTAGGCGAGTGGACAGCAAATGCTACTTTTGCTGCAGTGCAACATAAAAACCAGACTGGCAATGAGTATATGTTGCTTAGTAAAGATGACCATACATATATAAGTGCTTCAAATGGACACAGTGTTTACATAAGAGGTGGTAATAATAGCCAAACAAACCAAATACAAGTTCATCCTTCTGGTGGTGTAAGTATAACTGCTGCGAATAATGTAAATATATTAGACGGCAATATTGATTTTGGTAGTAATGCTGATAACAACCCTGTCATATCAATGAAAGATGATAATAACAGAACTAAATATAGGGTATACACCAATAGTGATTTTGGTATGGGGTTCTCAGGAAATATTACGCATGGTGGTTTAAATGGTCATTGTGTGACGTTCCAAGTTAGCAATAATTCTAATAGAGGATGGCTATTTCTTAACTCAGGACAAACTTTAGATAAGGGAGCAATGGCTCTTACTGCTGACGGCAAAATGAGTGTTACTCATTCAATGCGTCTTGGATACGGAGAAAGTGATACAACAACACCGGGTGCTACTTATGCCTTGGATGTTAGTGGAAGTGCTATTATTTCTAGTTCATTAACTGCTGGTGGTCTTACTTTTCCAACTGTTAACGGTAATGATGGACAAGTATTAACCAGTGATGGTGCTGGAAACGTACAATGGGAAGATGCTACTGGCGGTGGGTCTACCTTTAATGGTGGTACTATTCAAAATGAACTTGTTATAGATCCAACTGGTAATACTCATCCAAAATTAAGATTTGTACCCAGTTCTGGCCGTCATTTTTTCTTTGAACAAGATGCTGCTGGTTTAAAATTAATGAATCAAACAGCAGATGGCAGTACACAAACAATATTTTGGCGATTTGAAACGGGAGAAAATGAAATATATCAAAGTTTAATGCATCGTAAAACAGCAGATTTTACATTTTCAAGTGTATATCCACATATAAATGCAAAGGCTGCACATAATAGAAATAAAATTAACCTTTATTCTGGTTTTAACTTTCAAATAGGAACAGAAAACATAACTTATGGTGGGTTAAATAGTAGTGCTATAACATTTTCATGTACAAACAACGATTCTGCTGGTTTTATTTTTACAAGCCCCGGTCATGGTAGTAATGATGGAGCTATGGCAATAACTGCTAATGGTAAAGTAACAATCGCTCATTCTCTTAGACTTGGTTACGGTACAGATGATGATACGACAACCCCCGGTGCTACACACGCTTTAGATGTTAGTGGAAGTATAAGTTCTACATCTACAATCTCAGCTACAACAAGTAATGCTTCTAGTTCTAACAATATTAGAAAAATTACAACATCTACATCACAACCTTCTGGCGGTGCGGATGGTGACATCTGGATTGTTGTGCCTAGTTAATTATGTCAGGAGTTTTTGTTAACGTAGGTGGCACTTGGAAAGATGCTACTAACTATTATGTAAATGTTAATGGCACTTGGAAAGAAGGTAATGAGATCAATGCAAGGATGGGTACAGATTGGAAAGATAGCGGCATAATAAAAGACAACCTAACTATTCATTATGACGGCTATAACACTAACAGTTATTCAAACAGCACTACAACAGCAAACGGTACAACATGGAAAGACCTGTCAGGAAATAATTATGATGGTGTAGTAGAAACTACAACAGCTACTACAAATAGTATTACTTGGGATAACACAGAAAAAGCAATGGTTTTTTCTAGTACAGCTTCCGATTTACCGCAAGGACTTGCACAGGCAAATGGTAATAATGATATTGCAATAGAAGATTTAAATTATGTTTCTGGCTCGTCAGATGGAATAACAAACCTTACAATTGCCTGTTGGTGTAAGTCTGTCAGTGGAACTATATCAGGACTTCAAGCGAATGGTAATACAACAACTAGGGGGACGCACGATCAAAGAATAATTGCATCATTTGACCGTAGTTCTGTCTGGAGATTTGGGATTGGTTCTGACGGTGCTGGTGCTTATTCTGCTGGCAAATTAGTATTTGCTTTTGTAGGAACAAATGCTAATGGTAATGGTACATTTAGAGGGGATAGAGTTGGTGGTGGTGGTCTTGCAGGGCATAACAGCACATCACATACATATGATTTAAGAGATGATAGTTGGCATTATGTAGCCGTTACTTTTACTACAAGCGAATTAAGATATTATGTTGATGGTGTAAAAATTGACACTCAAGCAGGTACTTACGGTGCATTAGGTGGAGGAACTACAAATGAAACTCCTAGATTTGGTTTTATCGGCCTAGGTTCTGAAGCACCATCATTTTCTGGTAATACTGGCCCAAGACAAATGTTTGCTGGTAAAATAGGTGCTTTTCATTATTACACAAGTGGTAGTGATAGTGCAGCCACCTTAACTGATGCACAGATATTACATAACTTTAATGCTTTAAAATATAGATACGGCTTCACCTAGAGACAAATATTAAAAGTATTGATAATATAAATGTAAATATTTACAATTATGACAACGATAGAAGAAACTACTATTGGCTACTTAACAAAAAGTCAATCTGAAATTGAAGGTAGGTTTAATACTAATCTTGCTAAAGCACAAAAAATAGAACAAGAAATTACAAAGTTACAGGAACAACTAAGAGCTTTACAACAACCATTAATAGAAGATCAAGGTGCTATAAAAGAAATAAAAAAAATTTTAAATCAAGTAAACGAAACTAACTAACATCATGGCAATTACTAAAGTTTGGGAAGTTAATAAGTGTCGCTTTGAAACGGCTGATAAATATATCTACGAAGTAATCTATCGTGTAAAAGGTATGGATGGTACTGAAGAGAAGTGGAGAGAAACAGGTATGGTATCACTGCCAAGACCTGATACTTTAATACCTTGGGATACAATTAAAGCTGAAGCTGATGGAGGTAGAAGTATAGTTTTAGGTTGGGTAAAGGCCAAAATAGATGCAGACGCATCAGAAATGGGTGGTGGTCCTACAGTTAGTGATATTGAAAAGAAAATAGATGATGCTATTGCAGAGCTAAACGCACCAACTACTGCCGAAGGAACACCTTGGGCTGTTACAGAATAGTAAAACATTATGGCATTAACAGAAGTCAGTGCATTTAAAGACTTAAGTATTGCTACTGGTGATATAGCAGATGACGCAATAACATCAGCAAAGATAGCAAACGCCGCAGTAACTACTAATGAAATACAAAATCTAACAATAATTAATAATGATATAAGCAATAGTGCAGCGATAGCTGGAACAAAGATTTCTCCTAACTTTGGATCGCAAAATGTAAGTACAAGCGGAAATATAACTACAAATGGAACTTTAAAAGTGCAAAGTACTTTTCCAAGAATTTCTTTAATTGATGATGATAATGATTCAGATTATGACATTAGAAATTCAAATGGTGGATTTGCTATAACTGACCAAACAAATTCACAACGTAGATTTCTATTAAATAACACTGGAGGTTTTCAGTTTGGAAATGGATCAGAAGCCAGTAATGTTGATATAACTGGTAATCTTACAATAGCTGGAACAGTAGATGGGGTTGATATTGCTGCAAGAAATACGTTATTTGGTGCTTTAACTTCTAGCTCTGGTGTATTAACTAACGGAGTAACAGCAACAACCCAATCAGCAGGGGATAACTCAACTAAGATCGCCACTACAGCTTACGTTGATGGTGCAAGTGTATCAACAGAACAAGTACAAGATATTGTAGGTGCAATGTTTACTGGTAATACAGAAACAAACATCACTGCAACATATCAAGATTCTGATGGCACGATAGATTTGGTCGCATCTGGTGGTGGTGGATCAGTACAAGAATTGACAAGGACAAGTGATTCATCAGTAAGAGTATCGGCAGATACTATTGTTGGTGTTAAGGTTGCAAATGCAGTTAATCTTCATAATGGAAGTTTTAATACTTTTTATGGGAAAATACAAGGAAGTTCACAAGGTATAGATATTCTTAATAGTGCAAATGGCACACAATTAAAATTACAAACAAAAGGTGCTACAGGCACAAGTGAGTTAACAAAAATAGCAATAGATGATGACGTAACAATATATGATGATGGTGGTACTGGTAGTAATCCTTCAATAAGTGCAACTTTTGTAAGAAACGGTGCAGTGAGTTTGCATCATGCTGGTAGTTCAAATCCAAAAATATTTACAACAGCTAACGGTGTTACTGTTAATGGCTCTGTTACTACACAAGATATTAATATGTCTAATTTAAATGCGTATGGAAACGAAGTTGATAATACAAAAGGTAGTTGGACTATACAAGAAGGTGCTTCAGATTTGTTTTTAATTAATCGTGTTAACGGTAAAAAATATAAATTTAATTTAACTGAAATATCTTAATTAATAAAAGTTTGGATTTACCAAAAATATATTACCCAAATACTAAAGATATATTAATACCACCTAATACCAAATTTGATTTACCTATAGCAGACGTTCCATATCTAGATCCAGCCCTTTTACCTTCTCTGGAACAAGTTCAGTCGGGACTTGCGGAAGATCAGGCAAAAACTTCTGAAGAAGAAGAGG